GGAACAACGACTCTGGCATATCAGCCATCTCATCCAGCACCGCACCATCAAGATATATCCCACGCAAGCTATCCGGGTTCTCAGCACCCAGTAACTGAATACGCGATCCATTCGGCAAATCACACCGCAACTCTGTCTCATGGAACCTCACCATCGGAATAGCGCCCGCAAACTGCTTCAAATAATCCCACGCCACACTCTTCGCCTGACGATAAGTCGGAGCAATATAAGCAAACCTAGGATTTGGTTTACTGGTAAGCACCGCATCACGCAAAAGATGGTTAATAGCCATCACAGTCTTGCCAAACCTACGGTGGCACACCACGACGCTCCAGCGGGTGCTCTGTAAGCTATCGTGAAGCTCTCTCTGCAACGGTCTAGGCGAATAAGGGATGTGGATCTCAGTCAAGCAGACACTCTCCTATAGCTGTTTTATGTGTATATGTGACGCGGGCGGTGTCTGGGTGGGGTAGGGGTAGCGCTTAGCAAAAAACGACAGCAACACAGCGCAACGCGCAACACTGTCTAGGCTTTTCTGCGCTAATGCTGTGCGAATACCTACGCGCGACTCCTGACAGGCTTTGGCTATCGATACGCTCACACATAGGATCGCATTGCTACCCAGTTCGCCATGATGTCGCTCGGTCCACCTCATCGCATAAGCTTACCTGATAACTGAGCTGCTCTCACTATTAGACTAATGTCTAACGTATTTCTTTACTTATCTATACTGTATGGGTTGACATGAGACGTAATGAGACTATTATGGTAATACATTCATGTAACAAAAGAGGAAAATGACATGAAAAACGAAGAAAACTTTAACTGCATGGTTTGCGAGTTTCGAATCAAGAATGGTCGCAAATGGGGTGAGTGGATGATGGAGCGCGAGTATCAATTACTCGAGGTAACAGAGATAATTGTCAATGGTGACAAACGTAAGCCGTCCTACGGCTGCGATGATTTCGACTTGGGATACCTCAAGGCCGTCAACTGGCTATACCAGAGCGAGCGTACTTGGTCACCAAAACAAGCAGAGTTTCGAATTACGCAGCAGTATCGCTCCTGGTGTTCTCAACGGACAGAATACGTATACAAAATGGTTAGCCAAGAAGCAGAACAGGTGAGCGC